TAAGTTGCGTGGTCTTGGCATTAGTCCTAACAAGTGGCAGGGCTGGTTAAAGCAAGAAGCATTTAAGTCGTACCTTCATTCCCTGTCGGCCCAGAATCTTGACGATGCGCTTCATGTGGCGCATAATGGTTTGATTCATGCAACTGAGCGTGGAGATACCAATGCGATCAAGTACTACATGGAGCTGACAGGTAGATTTAGTGGAGACACTGGCTCTGCTCAGAACTTTCGTGTTATGCTTCAGAGACTTGTTGAGTCGATTCAGCGCCACGTTAAAGACCCAGATATCCTTCGTTTGATTGCTTCTGACTTTGAAATGATTCAGCAAGGTCAGATTCCGCCTTCGGTGCCTGTGTTAGAAAGAGGTTCGATTTAAATGACTGAGCCTGTTATTCAGAATGACCCGTTTGGAGTTATCAAAAATGAGCGTCGCGATAATGTCCCGACTGCACGACAAGTTGGCGAGTTTCACACCAAAGCCGACACCGATGGTTCTACCCAATCCCAACATCACACTCTCGGAATCGGACATAATCAAGCTTCAGCAGGCGATCACAGCCACGACGGACAAACCAGTCGTCTTATTGGTTCCGGAAGAAAGATCACTATCTCGGGTGCTAAAGGCGGTAATGCGGCATTGGGTTCGCTCATTGCTGCGCTTAAGCAAGTGATGGATCTCACGGATAACACAACGGCATGAGTCCGCGTAAGAAGCCTGAAGAGATCTCTTTAGGTGATATGGGTGAGCTCTTTAAACAAGGGCTCCAACGTGCGGCGGCTACGCCCACAATTTATATGTACGTACCTCATGAGAAGCAGGTGGCGTTTCACAGTGCCAGAGAACAAGTTCGACTCTACATCGGTGGGAACAGATCCGGTAAAACTGTGGGTGGAGTTGTCGAAGATGTTTTCCGACTTCGAGGAGAACACCCATTTCAACCAGTACCTCCGGCGCCCATTAGAGGTCGAGTTGTCGGAGTCAGCTATCAAGAGGGAGTTAAAGAGATCCTACTCCCCGAGTTTGGAAAGTGGCTCCCGCCCTCCGATCTCATTAACGGATCTTGGGAAGATAGCTATGCCAAGGGGGATCGTAAACTTACTCTCGCTAACGGAAGTACCTGCGAGTTTATGTCCTATGATCAGCAGTTGGAGAAGTTCGCAGGAACATCACGTCACTTTGTACACTTCGATGAGGAACCGCCGGAAGACATCTATGAAGAGTGCAGGCTCCGACTAGTTGACACTGCCGGACACGCTTATATCACTATGACCCCAGTCAATGGTATGACGTGGGTTAAAGTAAAGCTGTATGATAAAGGCAAGATTCCTGGCTCTGGGATTGCCATTATTCAGATTGACTCTTCTGAGAATCCGTATATCTCGGAAGCTCAACTGATGCAGGTAATTGGTGATCTCGACGATGACATGAAGCGTGCGCGAAAAGCTGGCGATTTCGTTGCGTTTGGTGGTTTGGCATTTGGAGAGTTTCGCCCGAAGATTCATGTGATTCCTGAGTTCTCTCCTGATCAGTTGAGAAGATTCCAGGATTCGCGAAGATGGACTCAATACGCTTCGATGGATCACGGACTTAACAATCCGACTGCATGGCTGTGGCATGCAGCTTCCAAACCAGGCAATGGCCCGCTTGATAATTTGGTGATTACGTTCGATGAGATGTACGGTTCGAACGTGCTTGTGGATGAATGGGCGCGGCAATACCACGAGCACAATAAGCGCCCGGGACGCATTGCCCCTTTCCTGAACGTAGGTGACCCGGCTATTTCCCAGCGGCAAGCTGTGACTGGTGAGTCGATTCAGAACGTTTACATGAAACACGGCGTCCCGATCGTTCTCGGTAAGAATGATGTCAAAGTTGGCGTCAATAAGATGAACATGTTCCTCAAGAATTTCAAGTGGTTCATCACGGAGAATTGCTCGAACCTCATTCGTGAGTTACAGATAGTTCGCTGGAAGCGCTGGGAAACTGCTAAGCAGCGGCAGAACAATAACGTGCGTGAAGAGATTCAGAAGAAGGATGATCACGCACCTGATTCCTGTCGATACTTGTTCTCTCTGTTGCCTGATCTGTTCATTCCTGAGGATGCTCCTAGGCCGGAAGTAGATCCTATGACGCTGATTCATAACGCGCTAGGGGCCTCGACAACCTATAGCTTCGACCATAGGATTGACCGGAAGCTTCACCGCGACCTGGGCCAGGACTCTCGGGGCTGGGAGCGCGAAGCAATTGACGAATTCGTTGGTGGTGAATGGTGACTTATCCCATGATTAGTGAAGAGTTCGACGCGTTGCAACAGACGCCCGACATTCCTGAGAACATGGTTTATACGACGATCGACAAGTTCCAAGTACGTCAGGGGCCTGTCGATCAGCCTCCGTACAAGTGCGCAAGTTGTGGTAATCCTATCATCAGCAAAGATCAGTGGTATGTGGACTGGCTCTTCACTCTGGATTACTACGGCCAAGTGATCTTTTGCACTGACTGTGTTCGACAGATGTGCAATCAACTAGGCTATATGGATCCCGGGCAGGTCCGTGAATTAGTGATGACGGGCTCTAGAGTTACTGCCCAAAATATGGAATTAATTGAAGAGAATAAGAGGCTTAGGGATGCTTTGGCTGCTATTGGGCTCGTTACTCGTGATCCTGAGTCTAATCGGGATTCTAGTGTGGCAGACTCTTCGGAACGAGAAGCGAGCGGACCTGAAGTCGGAGACAGCTCTGTCGACCAGTCAATTGCTGATCGAGAACCTGTTGAAACAGAACAAGGATCTGTTCAATCGACTCCAGTCGAGCGATCTTCCGTCGTATCTGGCGATGACACACTCGACGAATTACTCCGAGACTCAATTTGAGGATCCGTACTATGCGCAGGATGACCAATCGGAGTTTGGTCGCTTAGTACAGGCTGCTGGCGCTGGCGGTACTGGTGATACACTCCTTGACGAGGCCAGCACCGATGAATTCATTGACATGGCCGGTGAACTCGGGATTGAGTTGAAGAGAGACGGTAAATGACTAATCCCACTTACGCAAGCGTCCCCGACGACGCCGAGCCGTTGGATGTTGCTAAAGGCCGTGCTGCAAAGAAGCAGCATGATGCAATTGTTGCGTGGACGTGGGAACAGTTCCAGACAATTAAATCAGCTCGGCTAGCAACCGAACGGCAATGGTACATCAACCTGGCGATGTACTTCGGAAAACAGAATGTGCACCTGTCGACTCCTAAGAGTGGCGGTCTTGGGTTAGGAGTGAGTAACCGTCTTTGGGTTCCCCCTGCACCGTATTATCGTGCTCGTCCTGTCATTAACCGTATTCGTCCTACTATTCTACATGAACTTGCAAAGCTGACTAGTCAGAAGCCTTCCGCTTCAATTGCCCCGTCGAGTGTCGAAGATCGCGATATGTACGCGGCAATGGCTGGTGAGCAAATCTGGGAGAATGAATACATCGATAAGAAGCTTAAGTTAGTCATTCGCCGAGCTGTGTGGTGGATGCTCACTTGTGGTACTGGATTCATTAAGTCTTGGTGGGATCCCAAGGCAGGCCCTGTCGGTCTTCAAATGTATCCGCAGAGTGGAATGCCTGTCCAGGGACCATTAGGAGATATTTGTTATATCCCTGAGACTCCGTTCAATATCTTTGCTCCTGACTTGCGTGAAGAAGAGATCGAGAATCAGCCTTATATTATCCATGCGTCTACGCGCTCGCCTGAGTGGGTTATGATGAATTTCCCTAAGGCATTGAACGGAGATCCTGTCGATCCCAATAAGGCAGATTCTCAAGAGATCTTTGACTCCTCGTTCTTGAACCTGATTGGTGCTAAGAACTTGGAGCGGAAGCGTAGCTGTCTGGTATTAGAGTGTTGGGTTAAGCCTGGCATGGATCCCAAGTTCCCCAATGGTGCGTACTACATCGTCATTGATGGGAAAATTGTTCTGGGGCAGGGAGCTTTGCCGTTTAATCACGGCAAGTTCCCGTTTGCTAAGATTGATCATATTCCGGGCGGTAAGTTCTATGGAACTTCCTCGATTGAAGACCTTATTCCTCTTCAAAAAGAGTATAACCGAACACGTGGTCAGATCATTGAGGCAAAGAATCGCATGGCAAAGCCGCAATTGGTGGCGCCAAGGGGTTCTGTCGATGCTAGTAAGATCACTTCCGAGCCTGGGCAGGTTATTCAATATACCCCTGGAATGGATCCGCCGAAGCCGCTGCCGTTGCAACCATTGCCGAACTATGTCCTGGAAGAACTTGACAGGATTAAGATCGACTGGGACGACATTTCCGGACAACATGACGTGTCTAAGGGGCAAGTCCCGCCTGGTGTAACTGCTGCTACGGCAATCAGTTATCTCCAAGAACGTGATGAAAGCCGAATGAGTCCGACGTTCGATTCTCTGGAAGAGGGAATCGAAAAGATTGCTCAGCTGGCCCTTAGCTATGTCAAGGATTATTGGACCGTTGAGCGTATGGTCAAAGTCACTGGGCCTGATGGTTCCTTTGACGTCATGGCTTTCAAAGGCTCTGATCTGCGCGATAACTTAGATATCAAGGTCGAGGGCGGCTCTTCCCTGCCTACGTCCAAGGCAGCTCGACAGGCATTTATTATGGATCTGATGAAGATGGGCTTCATTGATCCTAAAGAGGGCCTATCGGTCATGGATATTGGCGGTTTTGAAAAGATCCAAGACAGAATTGATACTGATCGTCGACAGGCGCAACGTGAGAATCTGCGCATGTCTAAGGTTACGCCTGAAGATCTTCAGCAGTATAACCAAGCATGGATGCAACAGCAAATTGCCCAGCAATTAGGTGGCGGACAAGATCAACAGGTTGATCCGCAAGCTGATATGCAAACTCAAGCTGCTGTCGATCCTATTACCGGTCAGCCTTCTGTTCAGGATGTTCAGGATCTTCAGCCGCCACCTCCGATTATTCCTGTTAACACCTGGGATAATCACCAGGCGCACATTGCGTACCATAATCAGTTCCGAAAGGGTCAGGCATTTGAGAATCTGCCGGACTTTGTTAAGCAGATCTTTGAGCAGCATGTTCAGATGCACGTCGCTGCAATGGGATCTGAAATGATTACCCAGAACCCTGCTATGGCTGCTGGATTACCTCCGGGTCTCATGGGTATGATGGGTGGACAGCCGGGCGGTGAGAGTGGTGACGCACCTTCCGGTCCACAGCAGATGGATCAATCCATTGCTGGTGGGGATCAACAGCAGCAGAATCCGTTAGATAATGGTCAGCCCGGCCCTGCTCCAATGCCTAACACGTCCGGAGGGATGTAATGCCTGGAGAGAACTTACTTGGTCCCGCCGTAGTGCTGGGCTTTGTAGACAAGCGTAGAGGTGGTGTCGGTAAAGCTGCCTCGGATGGTTTCACTCACATCACTAACAGATACATTCTTGCAACTGCTAACGCTGGTGGTTCTACTACTACGTTAGTGTGTGCAAATGCGACTCCTGGTACTGAGACTGCAACGACTAACGTCGTGCGTATTGGTGATAATTTCCGTCTCTACACGGCTGCTGGGGCTCTGAAAGAAGAGACTGTCTTCACTGTGACAGGTGTTGCTGTTGCAGGTTCGACGACTATTACCTTCACTCCGGCTGCTGCTGTTGCAACTGCCAGCACTGATATTGCTCGCATGGTTGGCTTAGATGCTATTGAGGACAATGAATCCCTCGATGCAGCTCTTACCAAGTTGAACTCGACTACGTACACTGCTGCTGCTCTTCGTGCAATGACCCAGAATGACAAAGTCTTCGCACTTCGGCACCTTACTGATCCGAATCAGGCGGCAGGGGCTCTCTAATGCCTTTTCAATCGCAGGCCCAGAAAGGGTTTTTGTTTGCCAATCACCCCGAAGTAGCCAAAGAGTTTGCAGATAAGACGCCGCCGGGTAAGAAATTGCCTCCTCACAAAAAGAAGAAGCATAATTACTCCAAGGCTCAGCAGGACGCTATTCAGCGTCGCTTAAAGGGAGGCAAGGGAAGTGGTAGGAACTAGTACCGCTCGTCTTGGCCTCTATAAGCCTGACCCCAATGACGATGTAGATGTTAGTCAAGATCTCAATGCGAATCTTGATAAATTAGATCTATTGGGAAAAAAGCCTGAACCCATCTCTAATCCCTTCATTAAACGCAATACTGCTGATGCTGTTACTTCAGGTACTGATCTTCTCTTTGAGAGTCTGACATTAACCTTAAAGACCAATCATTGGTATGAGGCTATGTTCCAGTGTCAGTTTAATACCTCTCTAGCAGTTAATACCACGCCTAATGGATTAATCTCTATTAGATTCAAGGCAGGTGGTTCTGTCGGTATTGCAGATCAGCAGATTGCTAAGGGTACTCCGCCTAATCAAAGTAACTGCTCTCCTAGATTTAGTCTTGGAGAGACCTTTGATGTTCCTGCGGATGGCTCTTATACTTTTGGTGTCACCGCTAACTCTGGCGGTGCAGGCAATACCTTGAATATTCTCGCAGCGGGCGGAACTGATAATACAGGTAACGCCAGATGTCTGTGGGTGAAAGATTTGGGGGAGAAGTAATGGCACTCCCTATGTTC